TACTTGTAGAATACGAAATTGTAAGGAAAACATAGGAAATTATGAAACAAAAAGTGGAAAGAAACCAACTATGTGTAAACATCATTATGACCTTCAAACTGCAACAGAGGAACGAAGACCAGAAAGAAATAGAGATTATACTGAATATGAAAAGGAAAGATCAAAAAGACCAGAACGAATAGCATATAAACAACAAAACGTTCGTTCAGTTAAAGGTTATTTATGTAATTATAAATCAAGAGCAAAACAAATTGGGAAACGAAAATGGGAATTAACTGATAATTTTGCGATTAGTTTATTCTTAGGAGAATGTAAATATTGTAAAAGACAAGGTGTAGAGGGTAAATGTAATGGAATTGACCGAATTGATAATAATATTGATTATATTGAATCGAATTGTGTTTCTTGTTGTTGGATTTGTAATCGTATGAAAGGAACACAATCTCATGATGATTTTATTAATCATATTCAGGTAATTTTACAAAATTTTTAATTATTTATCTATCATAAAAAATTAAAAATGTAAATATACATTTAAATTCATTCCTATGCGATATAAAAATCCTAACTTGTCTCTAATCTGGACTTCGTTAGATTCTTTATATCAGGAAAGAATAACTTGCACACGGGGTTTGCGAAGAGAGTAAGGGGTTAATACTAATAGTATAAAATACTGTTAGCATTGTGAGCATTTAACATGACAACATAGAAAAATGTTGAAAATATGAATTGACGAGCAATACACAAAAAAAGACGATAAAAGTCCTTAATTCGAGTAAGCTAATCCACCCATGCCTGACATAATTCTGAGTACGTTGTAGTTGACAGCGTAAACTTTTGCGACAGCTGCATCGGTAGCAGTGGTGGTAGTGACATTAAGAGTAGCGTTGTCAATTCTGGACATGTTAGCGGTACCAGATGGTTGATGTTCAGCTGGTTTAAGTGCGAAAGAGTATACGTTAATACCGGTAGCTGGGGAAGCTCCGAAGCATTGATAAGGTTGTACCCAATTAAAGTATTCTCCTGCTCTTTCAGCGAAACGATCATGACCGTTAAGTTGAAGTTTTGCTTTAGAAACACAGTTGGCTCCGTTGGTGTCAGTGTAGTTGAATTTTGCTGCGTCTTCTTTTTGGATAACCCAGACGAGGCATTTGACTGGATGGTTGAAGTTAAGTTTAAGTTTGTTGTTGGTTCCAGTAACGGATTCATCACCAGTGAATTGAACTTGTTCAATAAGATATTCGTGGGAAGTTTGTGCGAATCTTCTTCTTTCATCAGTATCAAGATAGACGTAGTCAATGTAGAGGGAGGTATCTCCGAGGGATGGGGTTGCTGTTGCAGCACCAGTTTTGGTCATCTCTGCGAAAGTTTCGAATTCAATGTTGAATTTAACTTCGTGGTATTGGAGAGCAATAAGTGGAAGAGCAAGACCTGGGTTTCTGTTGAACCAGAATTGAAGTGGTACGTAGACAGTTCTTGCTACGACCTCACCAGCATCGGTTCTTCCCATAGCTGCGACATTACCGATCATGTTGTTGTATACGTCAGTGACTCCAGCATCTTGGGTAAGATTTTGCCAGATGCATAGCCAGTCGGAGTATTGTTTGTCGACTCTTTGTCCACCAATTTCAACTTCGACGGATTTGACAAGAGCTTCACCAGCTCTGTCAGCCCAAGAGAAAGCAGAAGTAGTAGTGACTGCTGGCATGGTTGCTTGAAGATAGCAGTTGGTGATAAGGTCACCATTTCTGGAGACAGTTACGGTAACTTTTTTACCGAAATCTGGGGAACCATTGAAAGTTTGTTCAATAGATTCAACAGAGAAGTTAGTGTGTCTTCTGTAGACAACTTTGAAGAAAGTGATTTGAGGATTACCGGTAAGGTAAATATCTTGTGCGCCATAAGCGACTAATTGCATAAGTCCACCACCCATATTTGTTTTGTTTTTATAATATATATAAAGAAAAAAATTTTCGGTAAAAAAAAATTAAATTAAATAAAAAAATAAATTAAATAAAAATATAAAATAAAAAAACGCAGTGGTTTTATTAAAAAATAAAATTATATTTTCCACACAGTATACAGTGGTTAATTTAAATTTATTATTTTATTTTTAAAATCCGTTAAATTTATGAAGCACATTAAAATGTATAAATATGTATAAAATTTTGTAAACCCTATATATCTTTTATTTTTTTTTTTCATTAAGTCAAATAATAAATATTCTAATATTAATTAAATCGTATAAATAATCATTTTAAATCATAAAACCAGTTGATTGTATCAATGTAGTAATTTTAAAAAATAGAGAGTGTTCGATGCCCCCAAAATCATATAAACTTCCATCATAATTTTTAAATTTAATAGTTAATTTAGATAAATTATTCATTGGAGGATTAAAAGATTTTCTAGAGATATATTCACTCATATTATAAAATCTAGTATCATTAAGATTAGAGTTTAATGTAATTTTAGAGAATGCGTTAGAAACACCAGAACCAACACCTTCCATATTATTTAAATCATCAATATGAAGCATAACATATTTTTCACCTTTAATATTATATTGATTTTGTGCGGTATAACTTCCAGAGCCAGTTAAATCATTTCTTTTATAACCAATAACAGCACCAATACTTCTTGTTCTATAAGAATATCTAGTAGTATCATGATATTTAGTAGAAGTTCCTCTAAATAATAGATTAAAAAGATTATCTCCACCAGAAAGATTACTAATAATTTTAAATTTTCTAGAATTAGAATCGATAGAAATAGTGTAAGTAGATTGTCCGACAAGGTTCATTTTTTCTTGTATTTTAGTAGCTAATTCAGTAGCGGTATAACTTCCTTGAGGAATAGTAGCAGTATAATAAGTATTTCCACTAACTTGTGCGTTAGTTTCTTGAAAATGAAGTTCATTATTATTAGAATTAACAGGATATCCAGAATGTGGAATTTCAGCAGAAAGTAGTTCAATAGAAACAACATCTTTATAAACAGTATTAAAATATACTTCATATTCAGAAGTAGTAGGGAAAACATCATGATTTCTATCACGACTATCAATAATAACGTGATAATCTTTAGTTAAACCTTTATTGGCTTGTTCCAAGAATTTTTTAAAAATTTTAGGTTGTTCAATTAAAGTTTCTAAATTAGTAGATTGTGGTGGTTCATTTAACATAATTTTTTGTTCTTTAGTAGGTAATTCAGAGAATTGTTGATCTGGGTCAATACCAGAGATTTGAGGAATTTTTTCTTCAGGAATACCTTGTTCTTCCATAATAACTTCAAGTTTATTAGTAGCATCATTAGTTTTATAACCACGGTCAGCCATAGCTCTAGCAAAATCCCCAGCAACTTTAGTATTATCTCTATCAATTTCACTTTCAAATGTTGGTCTTCCTCTATTAGCATTAGGTGCTTCAATAACTCTTTCTTTATTAATTTGCTCAAATTGGTTCATTACATCTGTATTACTTCCAGGGAATGAAGTAGACATCATACGGTCATCATTTCTAGCAGGATGTAATGTATTATCTCCAAAAAATCCATTTTGTCTAGGTGGTATTTGTAAATTATTATTATCAGTAGGTTGTTGTACTAAATTAGTTGCTTTTGCGATTCTACCAATATTTCTACCTTTAGGTTGTAATTCACTCATATCAGGAACTAAATCTTTTTCAAATTTAGAAGCGATTGCATTAATTAATTCATCGATAGTTGCTCTATTTAATCCTTTCATATAATCTCTAATTGAAATATCAGGAGTTTTTGGTTCAGAATTTTTGATTATATGTTCCATAACAGCAACACATAGTTCTTCTTCATTTTTACCGATTTCATAATCATATTCTGCGATCATATGGTCGAATACCACACTAAGTAAAACTCTATAATTTTTTTGAGAGAAATATAGATTATAAATTTTATTATTGTTCATACTTGCTTATATTTATATAATTAATATTATATCATTTTTATATACGAATTAAATAATTTAAATAATAATTTCTTCCATTTGAGCAGTATGTTCTTCCATCGCTTCTTGGTTCTCCCGATCTAAATGAGTACGAATATCTATATCGCTATATATTTTTTGTTTAAGTGATTGTATTCTAAAAGTTAAAGAGTGTTCTAAACCGTGAAAGTTATATAAATATCCCCCATGTACTTTAAAATTCACAGTAATTTTTGATAACTCAATTCTAGGATTAAATGTTTTTTGTAAAACATAAAGTTTATTAGAATAAAAAGCAGTATCACCTTGTTCACAATCTAATAAAATTTTAGCAAAATCATTTTGTCCATCACCGTGTGGGTCATCAATGATTCCTTTAAATTCAGGAATTTCTAATACAACATAATCATCACTTTGTAATGGAATACGATTATCTGCGGTATAAGTATCTAAAGAAGTATGATTTTTACAATCAAAACCGATTGTTCGTGCTATAGTAAATGGCATATATTTACTTCTTAATTCATCAATTCCATAAACTTCAACACCTTGTTTAAATATAATATTAAAAATTCCATCACCACCACCAAGGTCACTTTCTATTTTTACTCTATTTATAGAATCAAGTGATACAGTATATGCGGATTGACCGATTGCCGACATTTGAGATGCGATTTTAGATATTAATTCAGCAGATGTATAATTACCAACAGGTATTTCAGCTTCATAATAAGTATTAGATGTTGCTTGATTATTTGTTTCTTGAAAATGAATAATATTATTATATGATTCAATAAGATATCCACCTTTAGGTATTTCAGCAGTGATTAATTCAACTTTATAAACATCAGTGTATATAGCACCTAGATCAACAGTATAAGTATTCGGATTTTGAAAAACCCCGTGATTTCTATCACGACTATCAATAGTAATGTAAATATTTTTAATTAATTGGTCACCATAAACTTTATTAAGAATTTCATTAACAGAATAACCTTTTGGTCTCTCAATCATTAAATCGGCTTTATATTGAATTGGGGCACTTGGATCGAAAGGTTTATTCATAGCTTGTCTATCAATATCAAAATCTTTATACATTTGTTTAGGGTCAATATCATTCTTAACTTGAGGTTTTTCATATATTTGATTAGTTTCAACTTGCTCTTTAAATGAAATAATGGAATCGTGTGCTTGAGGAATTGCATTATTAGTAGAAACATTTTCTAAAGCAATTTTTTGTTGCATAGAAATTTGTTGTTCAAGTCCGAATCCTCTTTGAATAGTAGTTTGTTGTCTTTGAAGTTCTTTATTAATCTCAGGTTTTGCCAAATTCAAAATTTTATTAGCAACAAACATATTCGCTTTATGTTTATTTAATTTATCATTTTGTTCCGACATTACTTGAAGTTTATCCATAAAATAATAAATTTTATTATCATATTTAGTAATATCAATTTCAATTTGATGGTCTGATTTTACTTTATGTGAAATATATTCAACTATAAACTTATAATTCTGTATACTTAAAAAATCTTCCATTCTTGTCATATATAGATAGAATAATTAAATAATTTTAAATTTTATTTTTACAGTTATTTAATTATAAAAAGATGATTTAAAAATCAATTTCTTTTTCAAAATTTTCTTCACCAATATCATCTTCATCATTATTTGTTAAATCTTCCTCACCAAAAACACCTTCAAAATGTTCTTTTCCAGCAATACATGGTGAATTTAACATAATAATAATTAATATAATAATAATAATAACATTAATTGTATTATCAGAAATCATTTAAATATATATAATCTGTAGAAAAATTTATTGAAGTTTAGCAATAGATTCAGCAAATTTTCTAGCATTTGCTGCTTTTAGGTTTACGACTTCGGCTTCTTTTGCGAGTTGTTTTGCGTATTCGTTAAGAGTTTTTTTACATTTTTCTATAGATTCTTTGCTAATTTTTTGTGCGATAGGAGCAACTTTACCAGCTCCTTCAGATTCGACAGCGGCAGCTTTTTGTTTAGATTGGACAACTTTGACTACTGCTTTAGTAGCTTTTTCTTCAGTTTTAGCACTTTCTGCTTTAGCTTCAGTTTCTGCTTTTTTTAAATTTTTTTTTTCTTGATAGAAGTTTTCAATTTCATCTTGAAGTTGTTCTAATTCGTCTTCACTGTTTTCAAAACTTTCTTTTCTAGATGCGTTAACTGATTGAATAATTGGAATTAAAATTCCAAGAACAAGAATAAAAATACCAAACATAACTAATCCTTTATCCATAATGGTGTATATTTATAGAAAATATATTTTTTATGTATAAAAAAAATATTAAAATATCTTTAATAAATATATTAAAATGTCAAGTATAAAAATTGATAAGGAAATTGACGCAACAATTGGAAAATGGACACTCGATGAAGATATTGAAGATTTTCATAAAAATTATAAAGGAGAACTTCATAAAACAAGATTTTTCATATTCGAACACAGAAAAAATCCCCATCTTTATGAGCCTATATACAAATGTAGAACACCAAATAGAAAAGAAACAGTCATAATTTTTAATGAATATATTTATTCAAGATTAGAACAAGATACTAAAAAAACTTGTACAAATTATCTTCAAAAAATTGGATATACTGATATGCTAAGAACTTTTAGTAATAAAGTTTGGGGAGAACCTGCTGTAAATCGATGTATTGAAAATGTCGAAGAACTTATAGAAAGAGATAATCATATAATGCAACATTGGGTAAGAACATTAGTAAAATTAACTAAGTCATTATCATATTGGATTGAAGTAAGAATTCCAGTAATTTTAAGTAAAGAAGTAAGTAAAGCAACAGCAAGACATTATACATCTATACAAAGAAGTATGAAAGAAAAACAATTATTTGTAAATCATATTGATCAAGAGAGTGAATTACTAACAAAATCACGAAAAGCATTTGATTATTTCAAAGAATGTAAAAAAATGATAAAATTAATAACAAAACAAACAAATAAATGGTCAACTTATGAGTTTAATTTTAATGTAAACCTTTTAGAAGATTGTCCAGATAAAATGCCGTATTCAGTTGAATATTTTGATAATTATTATAAAGCTTGGCCGAATAGAATTGTTTCTGCTGAAGAAGATGCGATAGACAAACTGTTCGAAAATATAATTGAAAATTTTCAATTAGATGTAAGTGCTGAAGATGTAAATGCGATGAATAAAGAATATAATAGATATCTTAGTTGGATAACAGAATTTAAAAAAAAATTAAAAAAACAACCAAATATTAGTCAACAAATGATAGATAATATTTCTCCAAATGCGTATATTAATGCGGCGAGAGATTATGCTGATAGAAAGAAACAACAAAAAAAAGATCAAAGTAAGTAAAGTATAAAAATAATAATTTTTAAATTTAAATATTAATTATAAATTTGTTTATAATTATTATATAAATATGAACCAAGAATTGTGTGATATAAAAGAAAATCAAGGAAATGAAATATGTAAATTATTAAGAAGTTTAGCAAAAAATAGAGAGAAACTGAGTAATGATATAAAAGGAATTTATAAAGATTTAGATACTATGACAAAAGATAATCAAAATGTAATAAACAGATTAACAAATACAATTAGAAAAACTGGTGGTGGAAAAAAGGAAACGAAAAAAGAATCAAAAAAAAAATTAAAAAATTTTATTGGAAAACTAAAAAATCATTTCAATAAAGATAATGAATGGGAAACAGATCTTCTAAGTGATTTATTCCATCAAGAAAATATAAATTCAATCAAAGAATTTAATAATTTAATAAATAATGATAATGATTTTAGAAATTGGTTAGAGAATAATTATGATACAGATGTATCAGAATTGATAGAAATTCTTAAATCACCAACATATGGAAATTTAGTTATGGAAAGAGAAAATTTATTAAATACAATATACTGGTTTGTAAAAAAATTTAAAATAAAAGTTGCTGATGACGCAAATGAATTTACTAATCAAAGACTTTATAAAAGATTATCAAAATATATAACTACATATAAAAAGGATATTTCAGAAAAAGAATTTGATAAACTATTAGAAGTATTCGAACAAAAAACAAGTGGAGAATATCATGCGACACAATTATATAATATTATTGAATCAAAATTACATAAAAATCTTCAACAGGCAATTAGACATTGTGAAATTTCTCATAAAGAACACTATAAAAAGAAACAACAAATATTAGATTACATAAATAAAAAATCGACTGATAGATTCATAAAAAGGGCGGCAAAAATTTTAAAAAAAACTTTTCACACAAAATTATTACAAATTCAAGTAAATTTAGAGAACAGTGGCATAGGAATGAAATATTTTAAAATTTCAACTGGTAATGGTAGTATTCATGTAAATAAAATACCAAAAAATTATTTTAGAGATATAATGGAAATTATAAAAATTGATTATGAAAAATATTTAGTAGATCTTCCACCAGTAGGAGATGTCATCCATCCAAATGAATTACCACCAAAAACATTTAAATCAATTAATATAAAACAAAATGCTGATAGTATGTTTGGATCAATAGCATATTGTTTAACTGATCCAGTTCTTTTTAAGCATCTTACAAAAATTTGTAAAACAAAAAAAGGTCCAATAATAGAATATTTAAAAGAGAATTTAATACATTTTCAACCAAATGAATCAGATATTAATTATATTTCAAAAGAAAGATTACAAATTGCTCAACAAGTATTAAGAGGGATTGTTTCTCGTGTTATTCCGGAATATATAAAAGAATATCCGCATTATCTAAATATGTTAAAAATATTCTCAGAATCAGATGATTATAATATATATAAAAATTTAGATTTTCCATTAAATTTTGAGTCATATTTTTCAAAAATAGATAAAAAAATTTTAAATAAATTAACAATTAATTTTCAAAATCTAGTTTTACAAAGTGAAACAAATAATCCAGAAGAAGATTTAGACAATATTTATTGGGGTGATCATATAAGTTTAAATATTTTAAATCATTTTTTCAATAAAAAATGTAACATTATCTTAATATCCATATCAGGAACAAATGATAAAATACGAGATGGTTTTTATGTCTATTCTTATCAACGAGAAGCAAGTATAAGAAGTTCAAAATATGCGATTTTAATTCGTCATTCACCACGAACAAAAACAAAATTAGGAATAAATTATTATTCTTTAGTAAATGAAGAGAATAAAAGTTCCAAAGAGAAATATTTACATATTGATTATTCAGATAGTAATTATGAGAAATATAGTGAAGAATTAAAAGATTTTATTGATGATATTATTTATATTGAGTAATATAAAAAAATAATAAATTTAAATTTTATTAATTCATATAAGAGTAGATAAAATTTAAAGTTCCTAAAAATATTTAAATAACTACATTTTTAAGTTTATTATCTAAGAATAATTTAATTTGTTTAACATTTTTAAATTGTTTATAAGGAACATCAATATTTTTACATATAGTATTGTAATGTTTTCTTTTAGTCATACATCCATTTTTATAAAACATTAAAGTTTTAAGAGATTTGGATAATTGGTTTTTATTTTTAAATTTTTGTGGATTAATCATACCCCATTTTTTAGCAAGTTTATCTAATTGTTTTCTGTTAAATTTATTAAAAATATAAGAAGCGTCATCTTTAACCCATAATTTTTTAGAATTAATTTTAGCACCCCCAGACATATTTTTATTAAATAATTTTTGTTCGATTGGATTAGATATAAATTTAATAAAATTATCATTAATTTTTTCATTTCTTGCTATTTTTCTAATTTTTTGTCCGCCAACTTGTTCAGTAGTTTTAATAAGTTTAAGTTTAAGGTCTTTTAATTCTTCAGCAACTTGTTTAGAAATTTTTTCTTCATTAGCCATAAAACTAGTAGTTTGTTCAGTGACAGTATTTAATTTAGCCATTAATTCATCCATTTTGCGAATAACTTGCCAATATTCTTCGATTTTTTGGTCATGAAGACCAGATTTTGCTAACATTTTACGAACTTCTTTTTCTTGAAAAGTTCCTTTTTGTCTCATATCTTTAAGTTGATCTTTCCATTGGTTAAGAGGTTCTCTAAGTCCATCAATATATTTAAGAACTCTTTTATATTCAGCATCACGTTTGCCTGATTTAATAATTTGTTCTTTATATTTTTGGTCTAAATCTTCTTGTCGTCTTCTAATTTCATTAACTGAATTTTTAATTTGTTTAGCTTTTTTCATGTAATTTAATTCTAACTGTTCTTTAATAATTTTATATTTAATTAATAATTTTTTAACTTTTTCATATTCGTTTTGAACTGTTCCAATAGTTTCTTCATTTTTTTTAATATACTCTTTTATTTCATCATTTTGTTCAGTTAAAAGATGATCTCCAACAAATACTTTTTGTTGAATAGTTCTAGCATCATCCATCTCTTGTAATTTATTAACAGGTTTTATTGTAGCCATAATAATCTATATACACTTATGAGAGAAAATATTATTTAAACATTTAATCTTGGGGCAGAGGTTAAATTTTGAGTATAAGGATTTTTTTTGAATGCGGTTAATAAATCAGGTGAGTTTCTATTACTAGGGCAATATTGATTTTTGATTGCGGTTTGTAATGGAACATTTCTACAACCTTTAGAAGTGCTTCTTTTAATAACCCATTTAGGATTTAATGGTGTATTTCTAGTTTCCATATTAATAGCAACAGAACCGAGAGCATTTTTAGGACCACTAAGAGTAGGTTTTCTTCCTTTAAGAGTGCATTCTTTCATAGCATTAATTTCAGCATTATACATATTTACTCTACTGGTTTGTTGATTATTACCAGAAACACCACCTTCAGATCTTTTTGCTTTAGCAGTTTGTTGTCTAATAGTTGCCTTTGCTTTATCCATATATGGATTAACATTTCTAGAACTACCAGAAACACCACCTTTATTTCTTTTAGCATTTTGAGTTTGTTGTCTAATAGTTTTTCTAGCATTATCGGTATATGGGTTAGTGCGTCTATTATTACCAGAAACACCACCTTTACCACGTTTAGTAGTGCCTGTTTGTTGTCTAATAGTTGCTTTTGCTTTATCAGAATATGGATTAACATTTCTTCCTTTACCTTGGACATTACCACTTTGTCTTTGACTATTTTCAGTTTGTTCTCTAATAGTTTCTCTGAGTCTATCTTCAGGATCGTGTGCGATATGTTTTAATTGACCGGCACTGATTAGACCAGTTCTATTTTTATCGGCTAATGTCTCTTTACCAGTTCTTCTAGCGATATCATTAGGATCATAAGTAGTAAGTTTATTAACTTGTCCCCCAATACCACCAGTAACATTTTTGCCGACAAGAGTTTCTTTGACAGTATTTCTAGCAAGGTCATTAGGATCATAAACAGTTAATTTTTCAATTTGACCACCAGCTATACCAGTAATATTTTTACCGTGAAGTCCTTCTCTTTGAGTTGGTCTTGGTGCATCTTTAGGGTCATAAGTAGTAGGTTTATTGACTTGACCTCCAACACCACCAGTAACATTATTAGCGACAGTGGTTTCTTTAATAGTAGTTCTAGCAATATCATTTGGGTTATAAGTATAAGTTTCATTTTCTTGTGGTTTTGCATTACCAACAGGTATACAGAATTGTGCTTTTGCGGGTGTTCTAACTTTACCTTTATTATAAGATTTATTAGCACCTTTAGCATGAGTGGTAGGATATTTGTATGATGGTTTTTTGCTGACTCTTTGTAATCCAGCTTTAGGTTGTGCGGATACAGCAGCTTTAGCATTACCGGCATATTCTTTAGAAGTGCTTGCTCTAGCAGTGGATTTAAGAGCGAATCTTTCTCTTTTCTTTGATTTAGACATACCACCGAATGTTTGTTTAACCAAATTACCGTGTTCATTAACAGCGAATCTTTCAGGATTTCTTTTAACAACATTAGGTCTTTTTCCTCTTTTAGCATGTTTAATACCTTTAACAATTCTTCCTTTATATGAAATTTTTGGTTTGATTCTTAATTCATCAACAGTTTTATACTTAGGTCTGAAATCATCATGAAATCCGTGTTTAGCTTTATCTCCAATTTTAGTTTCAACACCAGGTTGAACTTTAACTTGTGCGAAAGGTAATTGATTTGGTTTTTTATCAGAAACATGGAATCTATTTAATTGTCTATCTTTGGATACAGGTTGTCCATGAATATTTTGTTTAACAGGTTGGAACATTCTTTTAACTTCTTTTTTATGTCTATATGCTGGTTCAGTTCCCGTAAAATGTTCTAATTTAGTTCTATGAATATCATCTCTCATATTTTGTTTAATAGAACCACCAAAGAAAGGTTCCATATTATTGTGAAAGAAACCGGGTCTTTTTTGAGTATATCTATCTTCTTTAGAAACAAGATTTTTCCATCCTTGAACGTCAGAAACTTTAGCTAATGGTACGATATCTCTTTCTTTAAGTAATAATTTTTGAATTTCTCTAGAAGCAGGTGCTCCTTTTGATTTTGTAGCTTTAGTAAGTGCTGGTTTTGGGATTTTTTTAGAAGAACGTCTTTTTCCAACAGGTATGTCAGTATGTCTTTGATTAAAACTGATAGGTATAATATTAGTATTAATTGGATCTTTACTAAGTTCCCAATTTTCATCAGCCATTCTTTGTTCAATCGCTCTAGCTTTTTTAACATTATTTGAATTATATATTTCGCCTTGATTTGGTACGTGATGTTTAGACACTTTTTTTCTAGAAATTTTAACTCTTTCTTTACGCCCATCTTTATTTAAATACCAACCAAGTCCGACTAATCCACTAATAAGATAAACAGGAGTTGCCATTATATCGATTTATATATATAATTAGAAAATATAAAAATGATTAATACACGGAAAATAATAATTATAATTAAGATTTACTATATGATAGTGTAATAGAGAACAAATATATAGAGTAATAAAAATAAATAGATTTATTATATCATATATAAATCATTTTTTGTCCTATATATATATGATTTCATAAAAGATAATGAATTTAGTTCTGGATAACTGATTGAAACATAGTTTAAAAAAAAGTCTTATAATATTTTATCATTAAAAATTAAAAATTTTAGTGATAAATATATAAAAAATAATATTATTTAAAAAATTTATTGTTGTGCTTGGTTACAGAAAACATTGTTTAATTTCATTGGTTTTTGTTCTGCTGCGTTTGCGAGGGTACATTCGCAGTTCATTGCTGGTTTGACTGGTTTTGGTTCTGGAAGACCAGTTGGGCCAAGTGGTTTTGGAATTTGTGGAACGTAGTTATCTCTGTTATATAATCTAGTGTTAACACCAATATACATATTACTTCTAATTCTATTAAGTTGTTGTGGGTTAAGGCATTGGTCATAAAATCTGTTAACTCCTTGTCCTCTTTTAAATTGTGGTGCGACAAGTCTAGTAGAGACAGATTCAGTTCCAATTTTACATGCGGCAGGAGCAGCAGGTGCTTGATATGCGGATTTTTTATATGGATATTGTTGTTTTGGGTCTTTAGACCATTTTCTGGTGACACCTTGTAAATCAGATTCAATATTGACTAAATCATTTTGTTCGTAATTTTTGAAAACTCTTCTAGTTTGAACTCTTTGTTCTGGAGTTTCAGCGAAGCAATGGTCAGCACGAGTGAAGGCAAATTTTTGTAATTGTGCTTTTCCAGGTTGAGTAGATTCTTCTAAAGCGTATTTATAGGCATCAGTATCGTATTGTGTTCTTGAGAAGGACATTTTTTCTATAATATATAATAATAAAAAGATATTAATTTTTATTATTATATAAATAAATTGAAATAAGAATTACTTTAGTTACTGTGCTATAAACTTTTTTTTTTTAAAAGTCTAATATTTAGAAGCATTTTTTGACATCACATTGTTTAAAGTTAACTTTTGGTTTATAATTAATAATTGGAGCTGGGCAAGTTTTGTGGGTATCTTTAACATCACATTTTTTATCTGCTTGTTTGCAGAATTTATTTTTGTTATCTGGGCATCTAGTTAATTGTCTGTTAAGACCGAAAAGGTCATTTTCAATATCAACTTGGGTATTTTTTGCGTTGAAGGATTCAGTTGTAACTGGGTTACCTTGAAGGATTCCTTGATGTTCTACTCTACAAGCATTAGAATTAACAAATCTATTTTTTTCAATAACATGTTCTAAGACACCAGTAGATTGAGAAAGGTCTTTTTGATAAGCGCATCCATCATATTTTGAATTTGTGAAAGACATTATAGTTTATATATATTATATTTTAAAGAAATTTATTTTAGATAATACAATAAGTTAATTAAATTTAATTAAAACGACCGTGTGTCCCTAATTTATTACATTCTTTATTATTACAATTTGCTTTATAATATTTAGAACTTTTTCTAGAACAATCTCTAGTAGATATTCCAGCTCTATCAGGAAAAAGAGCAACCATTCTTGGATTAGGAATACTTCTTGCTCCAATTTGGAATTTTGTGATATCATATCCAGCTTTTTCATCAGTTTCTTTAGGTAAAACAGACATTCTTCCAGAAGTTAAACTTTCTGCCAAATTATCTGCTGGTCGAGGTTCTAAATTAGATCTAGTTAAGTCACTATCTATATCAATTCCACATGTAGGAACATGACCATCATTATAAGAAAGTTTTAAATAATTATTTTTATAAGTTTTTTTATCTTTTGCGATACCTTTAGATGGTTGGCATAATCTTAATGGTTCAACAACCCATTTATAAGCACCTTCATTAGATTCTTTATCAGCTGTAATTTGACATTGGTCCATCATTTTTCTATTATGAACATCTATAGTAGAATTACCAAGTGTTTCTGGTTGCATAGCAGGTGCATAAGTATAATCTAAACTATCATTCGTTTTTTCAAGAGATATACAATTGATTTGAGTTGGTAATAATAACTCATCATTTTGCTTTTGAGTGTTCTTCATTTAATCTATATATAAAAATACAGAATAAAATAATCTTATTTAGCGTTAGATATTTAACAGAAATATAAAGAAAATAGTATATATAGAGATATAAGTTAAAATGGATAATATATTCCAAAGAGAGATAAATGGGCTTACAAATTTGGGAAATACTTGTTATATCAATTCTGTTTTACAATCAATTTGTTTAAACCAGGATTTTTGTTATTTTTTATTATCTGATAAATATAAAAAAAAAATATCAAAACATTGTCAAAACAGATTTTTTTCAAATTTCATAAAAACATTAAGAGCCATGTATGAAGTAAAAAAAATAATCGCACCTATAAGTTTAATTGAATCTTTAGGAAATGAGATAGATGATTTTGAAATACATTCTCAACAAGATGCTATGGAAATTTTAAGTGTTATTTTGGATAAAATTGATACATTACTTTCTCGTGAAGTTAATGTAAAAATAAAACAATTAGAAAATTGTGATGAATTAACAGCAAATTCAAAAAAAAATTGGAGTTTATTTCTTCAAAAACAATATTCTGAAGTAAAAAAATATTATTATGGACAATTATGTTCTGTAACAAAATGTTCTTGTGGTTATGAATCAGTAGTTTATGAACCAGCAATGAATTTATCATTAAGTTTACCAGTTACATGTGATCAAGAGGCGATTCATTTAAATGATTGTTTAGATAATATGATTTCTGAAGAAATAATGGAAGGTGATAATCAATATCGTTGTGATAAATGTAAAAATAAATGTGATGCTCGTAAAAAGGCATTTTTAAAAATCATTCCATCACATTTAATAATTCAACTAAAACGTTTTACTTATACAGAGGATTATCAAAGTCGTAAATTAAATAATTTTGTAGATTTTCCGTGTGAGTTAGATATATCAAAAGTTGTTTATGATGGCAATAAAAGAGATTGTCGTTATCGTTTATATAGTGTTATAAATCATGTAGGAAATTTTGGTGATGGACATTATTTTACTTTTTCTCGTATAGGAGATAAATGGTATTGTTTCAATGATGAAAATGTTGATGAAGTAGAAGAACCTTCTATATCAAATAGATATGCTTATATTTTATTTTATAAAAAAATTAGTTCTTAAAGATAATTATTGCTGAAACATTATCTAATGAATTTTTATTAATAATTGCGTGATTAACTAGTTGTTTAACAATTTCTTTTTGTGGTATTCCTCTATTTAATTTTTTATTAATAAAATTAATAATATCAGAATTAGTCATTACATCATATAATCCATCTGATGCGATGATAAAATATTTGATTTGATTTTTTATATTACCAGTTATAATATCAGGAAGGCAACTTAATCCATTACCTTTTAGATTAATGTCACCAAGTGAACGAGACATTGCTAATATACCATTTAATCTTCCGTATTTAACAAATCCTCCTGTTCTATAAATACGATGCTGTTCTTTAGGTGAATCTGGTTTATGATCGATTGATAATTGAATAATACGATTATCATGATATGATATAATTCTAGAATCTCCGGTATTTGCGACATAAAATTTATTATTATTATTATCAATAAATAAAGAACATGCTGTAGAACCAGATTTTATATTTTGTTTAAGAAATAAATTATCAGCTTTAATATAAGTATTTAATAATGATTTTTGAATATCATTTTTAAGTTTTTTTTTTTCTAGTACAAAAATTGGATATAAATTTTTTTTCATAAAATTAGCACAATGACTTCCACCGTGTCCATCTAATACAGAAAAGAAACAATTTGTTTTATTCAATTTAATAATAATACGATCTTCCATATATTGCCTTTTACCTTGTGCTTGATAAGATACAACAGAATAAGATGGTTTTTTTCCCCCATTCATATTTTTAAAATTATTCATTTTTATAAATAAAACTTTTTTATTACCTTTCGTAGATAATCCTCTTTTTTTCAAATATATTTTTAAATCATTGACATTCCAATCAGCTAATAATTCATATGGTTTAATATTATAATATTTTTTAATATTTGAATATAATATTTTTTTATTTCCATTTGGATTTAAATTTAATGAAGAACAAATAATTTTTAGTTCATTTTTTTTCCATACACCCTTTTTGTTAGTTAGTTCAATAAATTGATGTCGAGATAACATATAAAAATAAGCACTGTTACTATATACAAATATTTAAAAAATGATTTCAATGAGATATAGGATATAAAAGATATAAAAAAAAAATATAAAAATTGAATATTATTATAATATATCAAACAGCATTTAATTATGTTTAAAAAAAACCAAATTAAATTTTGTAATAAAAAAGCATCAAAAATAGATAATAATATCTTACTAGATGTTTGTAAACAATTAAAATTCAAATATAATTTTCATTTTAATAAGGCAACATATGTATCATTAAATAGAACAAATTTATCTGAAATTATCGAAAATCCATATTTAGTATCATTTGATATTAAAGGGCATGATTTTATTTTATTTTTAACAACAGTTCGTGGTAAAAAGTATTGTTTATTTATAGAAAAAAAGACAGAAAATAATATTAAAATATATTCAGTAAAATTCCGATTTGATTCAGATTTATATGATGGAACAATATTTGAAGGGAAGTTAACTATGAATAATAAAGAATGTTGGATTTTTTTAATTAACAATATCTATTGTGAACGAGGTAATATATTAACAAATCAAGCATTTAGTAAGAGATTAAATCGTATTTCAACAATTTTAAAAACAAAATATAAATATGATGATTTTATGAATGTTTGTCATATTCAAATAAAATCCTTTTTTTTATATCATCATGTGGAAATGATAAAAAAAGATTCGAAAAAGAAGTTATTATTTACCCCAGAATATATGAATCAAATAACATATAGATATTATTTAGATGAATCTGTAAAAGAAGTTCCAAATGTAAATAAAAGTGATATGGTATTCGAAATAAGAAAAACAGATTTACCAGATGTTTATGAACTTTGGTATTATAAAAATAATAAAATGGTGAAAAATTCAATTGCAACAATTTCAACAATGAAAACAAGTCTTTTTGTTAGAAAATTATTTGAAAATAATAAAAAGTCGATTTATGTATTATGTAAATATAGAGATACTTTTAATATAAAAGGTTGGATTCCTTATGAAGAATCAACTAAAAATAAAATTGGTAGATTATAAATTTAATGTGTCTAAAATTAGTATAATTATATATAGATCTTTGTTATAAATGAAAGATTTAAACGAAGAACAAAAAAGAGCTTTAATTATTTTAATTGAAGCAGTTATTAAAGGAAAAAGATTTCGACTTTATACCACTTCAGAATGGCAAATGATAAATTATGTATTGAAACATCTAAAACATGAATAAAAATAAAACTTATGCGTATATAAAAATTAAATTAAATAAATAAATTATAATATATAACAATGTCAACACCTACTTCTCAAAATCCTGAAAATATGTCACAAGATGATGCTCTTAAAACTTTAGTAGGAGCAATCAATCAAGCCCAAGCAAAAGGTAAATATAGTCTTGAAGAAGCTGTAGAACTTTCTAAAGCAGTAAATGTTTTTGTTCAAGTTCCAGATGGTCAAGAAAAACCAAAATTACCAGAATCTCTAAATCAACAAGATGCATTAAGAGTTATTGTCAGTGCAATCCAACAAGCACAATCAAGAGGTAAATATTCCGTTGAAGAAGCAGAAATTATGGCAAAAGCAGTATCTAATTTTCAAGTAAGTAAAGAAGAATATGAAAAAATGGTCGCAGAAGCAAATGAACAAAAAGAAACAACTTTAGAAACAATTGTTGAAGAAGTTTCCGCTGATGATAACACAATTGTAGTTTAAATATTAAATAATGCGTAATAATGACTTAAAAAAAACATACAAATACAATATATAAAAATGTCTGAACAAACTACTACTATTC